CCCGCCCCTCCTATAGCACCCCACCTGTCCGATGGGTCATATTCGCTGAGGATTTCGATTCCCATAAGGAAGTAACAGTCCCTACTATCAAGACATGGGCTCCCGCCGGCTCTATAGTCCGCGAGACTCGCAACTCCCAGAGCCAAGTCACAGAACATGCCTTTGAGAATGGCTCCCTCATTCATTATCGCACCTACGATCAGGGTTATGACAAACCCGAGGGGAAGGACTGGGATGGCGCTTGGCTGGATGAGCCTCCTCCTCGGGATATCTATACTGCTGTCTTTAGGGGCATCGTAGCCCGTAATGGTGTTATGTTTGTCACTGCGACGCTCCTTAAGGAGGGGTGGATCTATGATGAGCTAGATCATCCTCACGTGGTGGGCTTTGAGGGGACTATACACGATAATGAATGGATACCAGATGACGCGAAGAGGGATTTCCTAGCTTCCCTAACGGAAGAGGAGAGGGCTGTGCGCGAGCATGGGCGGCCGCGCTCTCTCGTAGGCTTAATCTACAAAGAGTTCCGCAACGGTCCTCCCTTTGTCGTAGATAGCCATCCACTCCCCGCCGGCTACCCCATCATCCTAGGCGTAGACCCACATGAACGGAAGCCTGTCTATGTAATGTATGGCTACATGACACCTGAGGACCGCATCATATGGTTCAAGTGGGATCTCATTAAGGGATCTACGGAGACTGATATCTTCGCTCGCTTAGATGAGCATAATGCTGAGAACGGAGCGGCCCCAGCCGCCTGTATTATGGACCCCAACCGGGGGAAGGCTAAGCAAATCGGCGGCGACTCTTGGGAGGCGATGTTCGAGCGACATGGCTATGCTGTGATCCTAGGAATGGACGACCTCAATATCGGCCATACACTCGTCCGCGCCTACCTACGCTATGATGATGAGACACCCCCTGGTATGATGTTCATGGACTCCTGCCGCGGCATCAAGGGGCCGATCTACCAACTCCTACGCTACTCCTGGGAGGACTGGAAGGACAGGAGGATGGAGAGGGATGCGAAGGAGACGCCCCGTCAATCTTATAAGGACTTCCCTGACATCATCCGTTATGTCGCAGCTCAGGGTCTTACCTTCGATGTCCTCTTATGGAAGCAGGATGCTATAGATACAGCTCCAGATGGTTGGAGGCGGAGAGAGGGGATTAGGGCTTATGCGTAGACAAGACGGCCGAAGGCCGGCCGAGTCATCGTGGTATTCTTTTAGTATTGCCTTCGCTATCTTCGCTATCTTCGCCTTGGGATGTGAGGTTAAGAGGCCGCCCTCTCCCTTCCCTACGCCGGAGGAGGACATGGCCGCCGTGGCTTATGCTATTGCCGCCGCTGAGTGCTCTCGGTATATCACGCTGCAAGAGCGTGGAGCGGCCGAGCAGGGCCTCGTTGCTCTCTATGCGACTTGCCGGTTTAGTGAGCCCTCTGCTTATGATTATATGCTCCAAAGCCAAGTCCCTTGGGTAGGGCTTACTTGGTACGCCCTACAAATGGCCTTCGGCCCCATTGAGACTCAAGAGGAGTGGCTTCGCTTGACGCATAAGTATCTATGCAAGACGATCCGAGGGTGTGCGGAGGGGCTTGGTATAGGAGAGGGCATCTAAGTGCGCTATAGGCAATCCAAATGAGAAACGGCGAGCTAGAGACTCAGATTCCTACTCTTATAGGCGAAGACGCATCTGAGGATGCCCTTGAGCTAAATGGGGAGGGGCTTGAGTCTCTAGATCAGCAATCGGAGGAGGATCTTATTCACGCTCTTATCACGAGGAAGAGCACGGTCTCCCTCTCGCTGAGCGAGGAGGATGAGAAGAATTTAGTTAATAGGATACTAAGGGACTTCCAAGACGCGGCCGCCTCCACCGGCTCTGCCTTCCAGAGCCGTATGCAGGATCTACTGAAGACGTGGAGGACCGTTGTAGAGGACGCTAAGTCTTTCCCCTTCGACGGCGCCGCTAACATCCGAGTCCCGCTGTCTTCTAGCTTCGTAGAGCAGACGAAGTCGCGCATCTATAAGGCTCTACTAGGAGGAGATAGGATAGCGCAGTTCTCCTCCCTTGATGAGGCATTCGATAGGCTCGCACTGGAGGAGTTGAATGATTGGTTTCAGTATGAGCTGACGGAAGTTGTAGATATTAAGGAGGCTTTCCTCTTTCTCCTTCACTATACGTTGGTCTTCGGAATTGGTCTCGGCGTCCCCTCTTATGAGAGGATCGAGCGGCCCCTCTACTCCTCCCGTGAGTTCGATATAGTAGATGGCCAAGGGCTCTCCGATCAGCTAGAGTCTATCCTTAAGGTAATGTTCCCTGAGGAGGGGGCCTCTTGGAGGAGGACGGGGCTCGGCGTCTATAAGGCGACGACGCGAGCGGCCGGCAGTGATCCTACAACGGCGACTATCTCCTTCCGAATAGAGAATGAGCAGATCGTCGCTGAGTGCCGGAAGCCTGAGGTTCTCTTTGATGGTGTTAAGGTTGATACTATTAACATTGAGGACATCGTCGTTATCAACTCGGCTACGCGGATCGACAAGCTCTCATTCTTCGGCTCCCGCCTTTGGCTTTCTGTCTTCGATTTTATGTCAGGGGTTGAGCAGGGGATTTATCGCTCCTTTTCAAGTGATGATCTAAGCACAATCAAGGCATCCTCCGCTCTTAAGCAGAGTGAGTTTATATCACAGCAGATAACGGATGAGAGTGATAGCGTAGAGGAGACGCAGAGCAAAGATGTAGGAGCAGTAGACTATGCCCGCCGTTGGTTGGAGGTCTACCGATGGGAGGGGAAGTGGAATCCTAAGAGTACTGCTCAGCCCATCGACGCGACGATCCAGGTAGAGGGGGATGAGATAGACGTCGTCGTATGGATGGCCGCCCGCTCCCGTCGTATCATCAAGATATGCCGGATTGAGGAGGTCAATAAGGACGGCCACCGGACGCCCGTCAAGTTCGATTACATAGTCCAGCCAGATCGGTTCTTCTCTATCGGCCTAGTCGAGTGGCTACAGCATCTCCAAACGGAGCTGGATGGGATTCATAATCAGAGGCTAGATGCAGGTCTCCTAAGCAACGTCCCCTTCGGCTTCTACACGCCGGCCGCGGGGATGCCCTCCACGACGTTCCGCGTAGCGCCGGGCATGATGTATCCTATCAAGGACGCCTCCGGCGTCGTCTTCCCTAAGCTAAATTGGCAGCCCTTTTGGTCCTTCCAAGAGGAGATGAACGTAAAGAGATGGGCGCAGGAGCAAGCTGGGCTCTCAGAGAACTCTGTAGGTGCATTCCCTAGTAAGCGCACGTCGGCAAGCGAGTTCTCAGGTACGATGGCTCAGGTTGACCTACGGACGGAGCTTATCGTAGATGGAATGCTCCGTTCTCTCAGGAATCTCCTATATAGAATCTTCGGCCTCTATCAACAATTCGCTCGGGATGGCCGTGTCTATGAAGTAACGGGGCTAGAGGGGGAGAAGGTTGTTAAGTTCTTATCGAAGGATCGCCTGAATGGTCGAGTAAAGCTCCACCTAACGGGGAACATCCAGCAGCTCTCTGCGGACCTGGAGCGGCAAGTCTCCCTCGATATGCTCTCGATCTTGATGAATCCTATCCTCTTCCAGATGGCGATTGTTAAGCCTGATACTATCTACGCCGCGATAGCGAAACTCGTTAAGCTCTCTAACTACAGAGGAGTGCCACTACACCAGCCGGATGTAGGGCCGGAGAGCGATCCTCCTGAGGTGGAGCATAAGAGGATGCTGCTAGGGGAGACCGTCCAACCTTCTCCAACAGAGAACTTCAGTGAGCACTTAGCAGCCCATATGCAGCTCGCCGCGCATCCTAAGATAGAGATCTATATGCCCGATCCAGCGGCCCGCGCTCGGCTCGCTTCGCATATCCAGCAGACTACGAGCCTCCAACAGGCCGTCTCACTAATGAGGCAGCAACAGGCGGCTATGGCTGCTCAGATGCAAGGTAGGATGGCGGAGATGGGGATTAGGCCTGGCTTAGTGGGCGGGCAGCAAGCGGGGGACCAAGCGGAGCCTGGGACGCCTGAGGAGGGCGTTATGCCAGAGATGGGGCCGCCGGCCGAGGGGGCTTAGGATGGCTAAGCCTACACTTCATGCCTCTAATATAACCTCCACGAATGAGTGGATATTCCTAGCGCGTCATCTTCATCACTTAGAGCGTGATTACTTAGAGGCTGCAATAGCCGCTAATTCCCTTGATGAGTTACGTTACTACCAAGGGCGTATCTCAATGCTACGTGAGTTCTTAAAGCTACCAAGGGAGCTAGAGAAGAAGGAGTTCCTCGATGCCATTGATAAAAGGGAAGAGCAAGAGTTCGATAAGCTCTAATATCAAGACGGAGATGAAGGCCGGCCGGCCGCAGAAGCAGGCCGTTGCTATCGCACTGAGCGTAGCGCGCCGCCTCGCGGGGAAGGCTAAGAAGAGGAAGAGGGATAAGAAGAAAACTCTACAAGAAAGGAGATAAGACTATGGCAGGCAAGGCGGGCGAGGAGCCGGATAAGGAAGAACCTAAGGAATCAGTCCTAGACGAGCCGAAGGAAGATGAGGAAGAGGGGGAAGAAGGCACTGAGGATGAGGAAGAGGGGGAAGACGAGGGGGAGGACAAGGACGAAGCTAAGGGCAAGGACGAGGACGAAGGGGAAGCGGGGGAGGATAAGCTAACTACGCTAGCGAGTCGCCTTGATAAACTAGAGGCCGGCAACCGTCGCTTGGAGATGGAGAATGTCTATCTCAAGGGGCAGCTAGCTGCGAAGGATAAGAAGCCGAAGGAAGAAGGGGAAGAAGACGCAGA